TCAGTGGAAATCAACTGATCAGTTTGCAAATCCTCTTTTGCATGTGCTAAGAAGCAGAGGTGCGCCAGCAATGAACTTTGGTGGTGCTGCTGTGGAAGCAGTCTTTGATGTTAACGCAGCACCTTATGACGTTGTTGAAACCATGCCACAGCTTGCTTGGTATACAACCCAAACATTTATGCCTTTTGCAATACAGGGACTAATTGAAGGTGATAGTGCAGCGGCAGCAGTCACTGGATTTCTAGGAGCTAGGTCTTCTATGGCAACGCTTGCTGATGTAACTGTTGAAGAGGGAATAAAGCGATTTAACCTTGATGCTGTATCCACGAGAGATATAGCTGAGTCATGGATAAAGAATGATTTGCTCGGAGAAATTGTTAAGGATCAATACAACTTAGAAGCAAGAGATTCAAATAGTGATTGGGGATTATTCTTCAGAAGAAAAGAAAAATTACAACAAGACTTTGAACTAGAAATGATGAAACAGTGGGCAGCAAGTGCTTCTGATTACGAGATGCGAAGTATTTACTTCCAGCAGAAGAAACTTATGAATGCCAAATTGGAAGAATACAAGAGATCTGTTGGGATAGAGGATGATAGAAAGAAATCCGATGACCCAATTAAACAGGCATTAAATGAATGGTATGAACTTTACGATAGTAAAGAAGCACAGGCAGCCGCTATCTCTGACAGGTGGGATTATATTGATGCTGAACGAGACAAGCTTCTTGCAAAGTTTACGCCAGAACAGAAGGCAGCAGTTGCTCGTGCAGGAACTGGTATCCATGTGGAGATAGGTCGTCTATTAACTCCTGAAAGACAAAAAGAATATATGGATACATTTAACGCAAGGGTAGCCTGGATAAGAGAAAATGCTAGCAATGAGTTAACTGAAGATGAAATTGAAAGCATGATAGGACGATTACGAAGGGTAATGTTTCCTGAGATAGGAGTGTTACGAGGGCCAATCCCAGTCGCTGAACGAAGAACTAGAAGTGGAGGGACTACTGGTGTAGTTGCTCCATCTAGCAAGATAATAATGCTTTAGGAGGCATGAGGGACATGACAATGCAGAATGAGCCAGAGGCAGTAGCAGCAGAAGCTGCACCATCTACAGGTTTTCCTGAATTGGATGCAATGAATTTGGATATTGTAGATGTAACAAACGTACAGGTAGATGTAGCTGATGAAGTAACAGATGCGCCACCTGCACCACCAACACCTACACCTACACCTGTAGCAGAACCTACGCCAGAACCTACGCCGCAGGTTATGCCTGATCCACAAGTGGATGTTTTGGCACAGCAGAATGCTGCGTTACAGCAGCAGGTAAACCAGTGGACCCAGTGGCAGCAACAGCAGGAACAGGAACGAAGAATCCTTGAAGAAGCAAATGCGACACGATCACAGCTTGAAACTCAAGGGTACTCAGATGATCAAATTGAGCATCTTGTTACACAGCAACAGGCGTTCCAAAGGCGTGAAGCTGAACTTCATGCTAACTTGCAAAGAACACAACTGCACGAACAAGGTAGGTATAGAGCAGCTATGCACTACTCCAAATTGCATGGGGTTGACGCAGATCAATTATTGCCTTACAACTCTCCACAGGAGATGGAACTTCGAGCGAAGGAGATGTCCAGGATAGGGCAATTAGAAGCAAAACTAGCCCAATACGAAAAGGCATCAGTTCCACCACAGAACTTTGACACTGGTACATCGCAGGTAACTGCGGTATCCAATGAAGAAGCGTGGCTGGATAGATACAACGCAGGAGACAGATCTCCAGAAGCACTAGCCGCAGCAAAGCGAGCGGCAGGATTATAATGAAGGGGGTGCTATATGGCACAGACAGCAACGACTGGTAATTTAGAAAATGCCCAGAAAACCATTATCGCTGCCGCACGTTACACGGAGGAGCATAACGCTCCAGCTATGGCATTGATAGAAAGATTCACCCTTGGTAAAGGTGAGAAGACTGTGACCGTTCCAAAGGTCGGTCAGATGTCGATGAGCGATCTTCAAGATGGTGTAGACATCATTGATGAGGAAGATATTGGAATGACTACCGTAGACCTCACTGCTTCTGAGGTTGGTGCGAAGGTTATTCTTACCGACAAGCTTATAAAGCAAAGTTCTCCAAATGTTATGGCAATCATCGGGCGACAGCTTGGTGACGCAATGGCAAGGAAAAAGGACAATGACGTTATTGCTTTGTACACCAACCTTAACGGTGGAACGAAGCTTGGCGCAGATGGCACATTAATGAGTGCGGCAAACACTCAGGCAATTATTTCCAACGCCAAGGCTGGAAAATTTGGTAGCCAGCTTTACATCCTCCACCACCCAAACGCGATTGCAAACCTTTCCAAGGAAGCAGCAACCGTAGCAGGAACTGCTGGTGGTGAACTCAGCAACGGTTGGAGCGTTGACTTACTGAAGAACTTCTACAGTGGTCTTCGCCCAATGAATGGTGTTTCTATCTTTGAGGATGGAAACATTGCTAAGGTAGGCACTACTGATTCTGGTATTGGTGTTATCGCTGACAAGTCTGCACTTGCAGTTCTTGTTTCGGTAGACACACGAACAGAGCGACAACGTGACGCTTCTCTCCGTGCGACAGAAGTCGTAATGACTGCTGACTACGGAGTATTTGAACTCGATGACACCAAAGGTGCTGGCGTTCGATTTGAAATTGGCGATCTCGGAACATCTTAATAACGTGAGGTAAGAGGGACATGGCAGATATAAGTCAGCGGAACAAACAAAAACAGGAACTAGCCACTATTGGCTATTCACTAGGGTTTATTGATGATCGTGCGCCTAAGATGACGTTTTATCTACATAAGCCTGACTTAAATATACAAGGTCTAGTGGTATCAGAAGTCGGGAGTGCAATACACAATCTACCTAGCAGTCCCGACTATGTTCTTAAAATGTCTAGAATGGGACGCTTTGCTTGGCTGCCTGGAGGCGACTGCACCTGTAGATGGTGCGTTGAACGAAAAGCGATAGCGACAGTTGAAGCAAAAACTGAAAAACCATTTGAGAATTCTACAGAGTTTTCTGATGTGGTTGTGGAAGTTTAGCTAGGTGTAACGATTGGCCGTGCCTAGCGATATATTAATAACGGCTGGTCGCAGGGCTTGACCCTGTAACGAAAGGAGATATTATGTCTTTCCCATCAACCCAAGGCGGTAGGTATGGTTTTGAAAAGGAGACAACTTCATCTCAAAGGCAAGTCCTTGGTGCAGAGATGGCGTTCCCTGATGGTCGTAAGTACCGTTACATTGCAAATGGTGGAACAGCCCTTGAGGAAGGGCTGATTGTTGCGAGTGAGGCTCCTGTGGGTAATCACTCTCAAGACCTGGCTGTTGCAACAACGGCTGCTGGTGCTAGCTCGATTACCGTTACGCTTGGTGCCACTGCTGCAACAAAGGATCAGTACGCAGAGGGGTATCTATTTCTCAATACACCTACGCTTTCAACGGCAGGATCGAGAGTTGCTTATAAAATCAAGAGCCATCCGGCAGCAGATGGATCTGCGACATTGGCTGTAACTATTGATGAACCTGACGGTACACGTATTGCTGTTACTAACGGCACGGAAAAAGCAGGTCTTATCAAGAATCCTTACCACGATGTAGTGGTAGCGCCTGCTGCTGTAGCGGGGCGTTTTGTTGGACTGACTGTTTGCCAGATCCCAGCAAATTACTTCGGATGGGTACAGGTTGCAGGAATGGGGATTGCTGCTATTGATGGCACTCCTGCTTTTGGAACTCTTCTAGGCGCTAGTGGTACACACGCAGGTTCTTTGGTTGCTGTTGCTGCAGATACATCTGCCGCACTTGCTAGAGTCCACGGACAAAATACTACGAACGATGAGTATCACACGGTCTTCTTGATGAACTTGTACTAGAGCAGGAAGAGGGACATATGCATGATATTTGGGTGCCTAATGGGGCTGTTCATAATGGGACAGCCCCCTTGGGATTAAGTGTTGAGACTGCCAGGCCTATAATTCACCACAGGTTCACCCTGCGTGGTAAAGATCGATGGGGTGTTACCCATGATGAAAGGGTCATTGTTGTTCAGCATCCTGATGAAGGACAGGCTGAACTTGACCAGAAGATAGGTGAGGCTACCGAGAACTTTCAGACCAAGCTTCGTGAGGGCTACGAGAAACGTGCGCCCACGATGGAGGAAAGAAAAGAGATCGGTAAGATAATGGATCAAATCCGTTTGGCTGCACAGAAAAGACGTGAAAGCTCAAACAATTTGATTTATTATGCAAAGGATTTCTAGGGGGACAAAGAGGGACATGACAAATTTAGATATGACGGTTGAGGATATTCAGGAATTATTTCGTGTAATGCCTGAAGCCTTTAGGGAAATGCAGATAATAATTCAACGAAGGGTTATTGGTGCATTAGAGTCAGAGCTTGAAGATATAAGAACATCATATATCTTAAAGGAAAAACCAAATGGCATACGGAATGAAGAAGTCATACGGAATGAAACCAATGCGGAAGAAACCAGTAAAGTCCGCAGCGAAACCAAATCGAAAAAATAAAAGCGGCATGAGGATGAAGAGATCTTACTAATGCTGTAGTGGGAGGAAGGCATGGCAGTAATCCAAGGAAGGACTCGTGAACAGCTACGACAGTCCATCGGATACAACCTTGGGGCGGTGCGTACCTCAACTGCATCTGGTGGAACTACAACAACTGTAGATGATAACACTGCTGTAGTTGGTAGCAATGACCGCTTTAATGGTAAGTGGTTGATACTCCAGGATGCAGATGCTGCGACAAACGATGGCGTTGTTAGGAGAATTACCGATTCTGCGGTATCTAGCAATGTCTTCACACTGACATTTATGCCAGCGGCTTCAGCATCTGTGGCATCGTCTGATACCTATGAAATATGGGATGACAGGTTTCCTCCCCAGCGTATCAACGACTTTATTAACCAAGCGATTATAGATGCGACAGGTCACGCTTATACCTATAAGCAAGATGTATCACTGCATGGCGATGGTTACACTGCAAGGTTTGATATTCCATCAACATTCCAGATGATTAACAAGGTTGAATATCGATCAAAGGTAACTGCAAAGGTACTTCACCGATGCGACACCACCTTTGATGAAGCAACTGATAGTGACTTTACTCAGGAATCTGATACGCAAAACAAGAAGCAAGGTAGTGGCTCACTGAAAATTACCATTGTTGGTGGTGCATCCGCAGGTGATTTGATATCTGATTCGATTGCCAGTGCAGATATTTCCAAATATGACACGATAGAAATGTGGGTAAAGAGTACGGTAGCCACGAGTGCAGGCAACCTAAAGCTTTTATTAGATGACTCTGCATCGTGTGCAAGCCCCATAGAAACGCTTTCCATACCAGCTTTGACCGCCAATACGTGGACTTTCGTCAGGATGTCTCTAGCAACACCACATTTAGACACAGCGATAATATCCGTAGGTCTTGAGTATGATGCAGATCTTGGTGCTTGTGTTATTAACATTGATGACATTGTTGCAGTAGCCAATGACACTGCTATCTGGGAAAAGCTAGATAAGCGGTCATGGCATATCAACAAACAGGAGAAAGACCTGATCCTGCATGATGATGCAAGGAGTGCATTAGGCTATCGATTGATAAAACTAGTTGGTGGTGGAAAGCCATCACTGCTTTCAGATGATTCAACATCCAATGAGATAGATGATCAGTATGTTATTACTCGTGCAACAGGCATGGCTCTTGCCTCTGTTGGTGGTGGTAATGCGACTGACCCTGATGCATCAGCACAGCGTGCAGCATTCTGGTTTGGGCTTGCGGAACAGGCGAAGCGGTCATTCCCACTCTTAGTAGATGCGAGGCTTGTTGAGTAATGGCAGCATCAGTAGTAGAACCAAATGAAATTGTGCTGAATGGGGTTTACTACCCATTAACAAGACCTGTCCAAAGCGTGCTTGCTTCTATATATCCAAGCAAGGTTGTCATAGGAGACACGTCAAAGGATTCACAGCTTTACTCTTCGATTATTCACTGGTCAGACTGGAGAGGTGGTATTGGCAAGGAGCGCATGGCAGGAGCCGGAGATGTAAACAGAGCGTGGTATAGCTCATTACAGCTACGGTACAACAACCACCTTGTATTACCTGGATTAGCCAATGCGACTGCTGCTGCTAGTGGAGCGCCAGCAGGATCTCAAATACGCACAATCAACGAACTTGGTAGTGATATCTATGCAGTTTGGGGTGCATCTGGTGGTGACCAGAAGGTCTACAAGTATGCAGAAGCATCAGATAGCTGGGGTTCAGCAGTAGCTACTATCGCTGACTTGGTTACCGATAGCACCGTATTCACTGATGCATCAGGAGCAACATTCCTTGTATTAGCACATTATGATACTGGCGGAAGTGGTTACACTCATACATCAAATGGAACAGCTTGGTATGGAGATGGTACTGATGCAAAGTATTTAGCTGTATGGGATGAAAGACTCTGGGGAATAGATAATACAGGGCAGCTTTGGTATACGTATTCATTAACAAACGATGGTACTGATTCTACGACAGTAGAAACAAATGACTGTAAAGTACCAGTACCCGATGGATATGTAACTGCACTGTTTGTGGCACGTAATGCAATGGGAACACCAATTCTTTATGCCTCAACATTGAATGGATTATTTGCACATGATGCAGAGAATTCTCGGTTTATAGAAACGCAGATGACATTCCCTACCCACCCAGACAATGGACGAAGCACTACTAAATGGCGTGACAGTGTGTACATTCCATCAGGGTTGGGTATCTACAAGTACATCAACGGTAGTAACTCAGCCGTGATTACTCCTGTTGGCCCTGACCGAGATGAT